CCACTGTCTTGAACAGTAACATTTCCTGTGGAATCATTGTCAATGATGTAAGCAGTACCAGCAGAGACGGTTGTTTCATCTGGCAACTTCAATGTTGCAGTGCTAGTTCCTGCAAAGTGCTGATAATAAGTTGCAGTGTTTGTTAACGTAATTGTCTGAGCAGATGTTGTGTAATTTGTATACCCAGGTGCTTCATTTGTCCAACTAAGATTGGCAAGACCAGTTACATTGCCACCTGTAATTGCAACAGAGTTTGCATTTTGTACAGACATCGTGCCCAAGCCTGACACTTGGCTATTAGCAATAGCAATAGTTACGTTAGAAGCAGTTGTAATTTGACCTTGTGCGTTAATTACAACTTGAGCAACAGAACTTGCATTGCCATACGTTCCAGCGGTTACAGTTGTATTTGCAAGACTGATAGTTCCTGTAGATGTAATAGGACCACCAGTAAGCCCTGTTCCTGTGTTTACTTGTGTAACTGCACCGTAAGAACCACCATCTATACGTTCCCACACAGAACCGTTGAAGATTGCCCAGTCGCCTACTTGCCAGTTTGTAATACCGTTAAGATTAGTAGACCCAGCAACACTGACAACGTAATAATTGTTAGTGACACCAACACTAGAGGTTAGCGTAGGCGTATTTGTACTTGCGTTCCATGTACCCGCATACGTCAATGTACCTGTTGTTGTAGATGAGGCTACCGTCTTTAACATATCAATCCCCGTCACCGCAAGTTATGTAAATAGTTGCAGAACCACTTACACAATTTGCAGAAAAGTATGCGTTAGGAACAAACGTGATAATTTCATCTGTACCTGGCAATAAGGGTAAACAATTATTCTGCGTAGACGTAGGAACAACTGCTCCTGCCTGCGCTAGTGCAGATGTTTGTCCGTATCCAAGAATAACAACTACAGAACCACTGTTGATAATCCTGTATTGATTACCGCCTAGTGTGCTAGATGGTACTTGTACAGGAGTAGAAGCAGTAGTTGTGGCAGAAATAACAACTGTATTACCGCATGGGGAAAAAGGAGCAGATACTGACATTACACACCCTCCTGATATTTCAGAATAACCACCACTACGGCAATAGTCACACCGACTATCATTTGATGAATAGGTGTAAGTGGCAATTCAAATACAAAACCTTGTAATGCAGACAACACTGCAACAAGAATAGCCCACTGTACTTGTTTAGATTGTAGTAAGTTCATGTTCCGACCTTTGCTTGTAGTGCTGTTACTTGAGCTTGTAGGGTTGTGACTTGTGCGCTGAGTTCTTGAATGGCGGCAACTAAATATGGAATTGCGCCTGAGTTATCCATTTGTTGATATACAGGATTACCTTCTGCATCCACGGCATCTTTAACACCAGTAACAAAATTTGGAATTACACTTTGAAATTCATGCGCCAGAAAACCGCTATCTTGTAACCCTGTAGTTTTCCATACATATGAACAAGGTTTTAATTGAGATACTACGGATAAAGCATTTGATAATGGTTGAACATTATCTTTCAATCTGTAATCAGATGTTCCGCCATAAGTAATTGTAGATCCATTAGTAGAAATACTTCCTATTGTTGAATTCGCATAAGCTAAATCTATTAAATTGCCAGTATTGGTTGTTCTATTAATGTAAGCAGGAGTTGCGCCAGAGTTATTAACAGATAATTTATACCCAGAACTAGAAGATGTTCCAATAATAAGCTGACCACTAGCATCTAGTGTCATTGCTTGGATAAATGAAGGGAATCCTCCTGTTGAAACAGACGCAGCGTTGTACCATACATGAGAACCTGCAAATTGTGAATATAAAGTAGAAGCTCCTGTAGTTATTGCTTCCCAACCAGAACTTCCGTAATAAACATTTCCTGACATTGAAACGCCAGAAGAATTTCCAATCACAGCTCCGTATGAATTACCAATTTGTATTGCTTTAAATGTTGAACTCCACGCACTAGGAGTAACACCTAATCCAAGGTTGCCATTAGCATCTAGTGTCATTGCTTGGGTAAAGGTAATGGCAGTAGTTGCGTTGCCAGAGGGGGCGTTGAACCATTGATGCTGACCGCCTGTTTGGTCATACATGGTGGCGAATCCATTATTAATATATAGATAATTTGTCGACCCGTTTATGGCATTACAGTAAAGTTGCGTGTTACCAGATGATGCAGATGATGCTAATGCACCTGCATATCCAAATTGAAATCCCTTCCAGTTTGATGCCCAATTTGTACTAGGAGTAACACCTAATCCCATGTTTTGATTGGTATCAAACGTAGCAGCAGTAGTTCCACCATTAGTTTGCAACAATAAAGATGTATTTGCAGATACGTTAGATGTATTTGTGACGGTTGTAGATACGTTAGATAAACCTGCAAGCGTAGTTACAGTGTTACCCAAACCAACAGTAGTTGTACCTATCGTAACAGGCGTAGCAAAATTGCTATCTAACTCTGATAATGGAATAGATGTTGTTGCATTTGCAAAGATATAGGGTACACCAGACATATTAGAACCTCACTCTTAATTCGTGTTCAAACTCAAACGTATTTACTACAAAACCTGCATTATTGGAAGTCATGGTTAAACCCAAATACTTACCGTACTGCGAGGCATCCGATTTGTACAAATAATATCCCGTAGACAACAACCACTGTATAACAACACTGCTGTTATTTACCCATGATATTACCTGATTACTGTTATTTATCCAAGTAACTCCTGTATCTGACAGAAAATACGCAGGACTAGGACCTTGTTCAGAATCTACAGTCACATTAAACTGTCCACCGTTTTGCAACGTGGCTTCTACCGCAAATTTAAGTGCCTGTTTTGTGCGGATAGGGTCGCCCATATCCTGTAAAGCAGTCTGGATGTAACTTGAAATAGACGCAGTAGAACTTCCGTACAACTGGTACAAATTATTAGAACTATCTGTGCCGTAAAGGTTGATTTTTCCGCTCAGAGGTGCAGAAGTCACATAAGAAAGCGTATTTCCTTGGCTGGTAATAAACCACTTCTTTTCAAAGAATATAGCTTGTATATACCTAGACCCACCTGGACCTATAGGGAATCCACTAGACACATAAAAATTAAATACCGCACACAAAATGTTGTTGAGCAGCACCTGACCACCCGTTACAGGCTTGGTAAAGTCTATGTACGGAAAAATTCCGTCTAGTGGGTCTGATATTTTGGTTGTTGTAGAGCCTACCAACGCATAAATACCATAGTCGTTCATAAAAAGAACAGAACGGAAATACGGGAATATAGAATACAGACGTTTAGAGCCAATAGAGGCAGATACGTTGGTATTGGTAAATACAGTTGCACCTGTTGATGTCACTTGTAAATTACTAAATACGTTGATACTGTCCTCACCAAACACATACAAGAAGTTATTGGCTGACAGTAACGCAGTAATATTGCCGTCTAAGGTTGAATCCGTCAAATCCAAAGAAACAGCAGATACAGAAGTGTAATCTGTGGGGGAAATAGAGCTAGATGCGTAAACTGTACGACCTTGCGCTACCCACACACGACCAGAAAACGTAGCCACATCTATGATTGGGTCGGTATTTACTACCGCCTGCAACACAGCACCGCTACCAGTACCACCAGAAATAGACACAGTTGGCGCAGAGGTATACCCTGTGCCTAGATTATTCATAATCACCTGGCTGATGACGTTACCGCTAATGACAGCAGTAGCATTTGCTCCTGACCCTCCCCCGCCAGAGATAGTTACACTCAAATTGCCATAAGAGCCGTATCCTGTACCACCGTTCACCACAAATATAGATACTGTACCTGTAGCAAAAGTGGTCAACTCCACCAGTGCAGTGGCGTTTAATGTCGCTCCACCGCCTGAAATCGTACATATGGGCTGTGATGTGTACCCAGAACCCGCTTCTGTAAGCACAATACTGTTCACAATACCGCTAGAGAGGGTCGCATTTGCAGTTGCGCCACTACCACCGCCTCCTGTAATGCTAACACTGGGCACATTGAGGTATCCAGAGCCAGGACTAGAAACGGTAATAGCAACTACGTTACCACCTTGAATGGTTGCATATGCTACTGCTGTATTTCCACCAGATACATCAGGAGAACTTATAACAACGTTTGGTACAGAAGTGTAGCCAGAGCCTGTTGTAGACACCAAAATGCTTTCTACACCTCCAGCACCAGTTGTAATCGTGGCTACAGCCGTGGCTTGCACTCCGTTGGCGTTGTTAGGGGCTGAAATTGTGACTGCTGGAGCTGATGTATACCCTGCTCCTGGGTTTGTGATGGCAATAGACCCTACAGAACCAATAGCAATCAGGTTTGCACCGTTCCACTCAAACAATCCCTTGTTAGGGTCGCCTATAAAAAGCTCTGTGTTTGAGAATTGTGTGGCTGTAACCCCTGTACCTGATAACGTACCCGCAGGTGCTACAGTTGTTAAGGTTTTTGCAACCAGGTCAAAACCTTCCATAGACCCGTTAGACTCGGCTGCCAACACATATTCATCTTGGACGTTTGCACTTGTCAAATAAGTGACAGTGTTGGAAAAAACGACATTATTACCGCCTATATTGACGGTATTGCTGGGTGCAGGCGTAATTCTGAGGTTGCCAGACCCAACTGGCATAGCATTTTCTAGCCAGTAAAACTCATCTTTTTCGATTGCCGTGCGGTTGGCTTTGGTATCTATACCCTTAAAATTTTTAATAACCGCATAGCTTTTCTTTTGCTCTGCTGCTGCCATTCCTAACCTCCACTACTGTAAGGGTCAGGGATTCTACGGGTGTAGGTTGAATTGAGTACGTTTAATAACTGTTTGCTATATTGTTGCAAAAATATCTCAGACTCACCGTAACTTTGCTCGTAAAACTTGGCTTTATAAGCTGCGTAATACTGAACACAGGTCGAATACGGGTCTAATATCTGGTCTACCGCTGTTGGCGTACTGAGAGACAGGGCTGTCGGTAAAATGACAGTATCTAGCTCAATGTAGTAGCTTTGGTCTGGTATAGGGGCAATATATATCTGTTGCTGACCATATACCGAGAAACAAATAGGTCTGCCAATATAGTTTTGCCAATATCTCAACTGGGCAGTAAAGTTTGACCAGGGCAAGTATCGCATAGGTATGCGACTATTTCCCCAGTACAAATTGATACCCAGCACATCAATCGTATTGATGGCGTTTGGCAGTGCTTGAAACGGGATAATCTCAGCATTTTGTATGAACAACAAAGTCGCTGTACCGTCTGCAAACGGGGTTGTGGGCGGGAAAATACTAGAACCTGTGGGATACGGTGGTGCAGATGAACCAGATACCCCAGAAGTTTGATATTGATAAATGTAGACGTTACTAAACACGTACTGCCCAGCAGTTACAGCCGTATTAGCCGTCCATGCTGTAGCAGGTGTTTGGTTGGTATTTGTGTTTGCGTAAGGATTAGAAGATGCTATAGGCGTAGATGTGTTTTGTATCGTACGCAGACATCCTGTATCCCTAACTAATCGTTCTCTAGCCTCGTTAATGTAGTTTGTT